GGCAAGGTAATGATTTACAGAGAGCACAAAGCGCCGATACGGACTAGTAGCAATACGGCGTATAATCTGGCAGACCTAATTAGTCAGTTAGAACATACTGACGACCCGGAAGTTGTCGCGATGTTTGAAGATGCCGTAGAAGAGGCGGGAGAGGGCTTTCGCGAATACGTTACAACGTGTTTAGACCTATCCGCTGATTTATCGATGAGCGTTGAAGCTATCGAAACGGAGATAGAGCGCTTGCAGATGTTAAAGCAGGAACGTAAAAGCAGAGCGCACCGGCTGCAAGAATCGGTACAAAGATATATGGAGATGGTAGGCAACTCCGAGATAGTAACCGATCTATACACGGTCAAGCTACGTAAGAACCCGCCGAAGGTAGAGATAACCGACGAGCTAGTAATTCACAAGGAATACAAGCGCGAAGTAGTAGAATACAAGGTTGATAAGAAAGCAATAGCAGAGGCATTAAAAGCCGGTGTTGTCGTAGACGGCGCGCGGCTTATACAAACAAATAGACTGGAGGTAAAATGAGCGGAGCAATTATAGCGACGAATAACGCCGTCGCAGCGTCGATAAATGAGCAACAAGCCGCGGCGTTGTTTGAAACGCTGGTAGTAAATGGCGATCTATCGGCAATGTCGCAGGATCAGCGAATCCAATACTACAAGCTAGTATGCGAGCGCGTCGGCCTTGATCCATACCAGAAGCCGTTTGACCTTATAAAGTTGTCAGGCAAGCTAACGTTGTACGCTAACAAGACAGCTACGGCGCAATTGACGGCTATACGCGGCTTACGTGTGGCTATCGTATCGCGCGAAGTTGTTGGCGATCAGTATGTAGTTACGGCGCGATGCGAAACACCAACGGGCGGCTACTCCGAGGACATAGGGGCCGTTACGATTGGCGGTATGCGCGGCGATGCTGCATCGAATGCCATGAAGAAAGCCGCGACACAGGCAAAGCGCCGGGCTATTTTGAGCGCATGCGGGCTAGGTATGCTGGACGAAGAGGAAGTAACGCAGGTGCAAGGCGCGGAACGTGTCGAATTGCCGCCTATAACGCCGCCTAACACGCCGGAACAGGACGAAGCTATATCTACGTGGTTAGCGACAATCGACGCCGCTACGGGGCCGGAAGACCTAACTGCGATCGTGTTTGAAATGAAGAGTGTAGATGAGCAGATTAAAGCGCCTATCCGTGACTATATCGCACGGCGCGCCAAGGAACTTAACTTGGTTTGGAAAGCTGGACTATATCACGAGGTGAAGCCATGAGCAAATGGATTGTAGACCGCAAGCCGGAACACGGCGAAGGATGGGATGGCTACGTCTGGAAGTTTGAGCACGACAAGCTACGTCGCATCGTAAGATGGAATAATGTAGAATTCGGCGAACCGTGGATGCCAATTGATCCTCCAGAGCCGTATGTAATGCCAAATCGTTATTCTATACGATGCCGGTTTGATATTGGCTGGAGCGTTTGGGACGAAGTTGAGCAAAAATCTATGGCAATCAATCTACCAAGCTATGATGCTGCACAGCGCATAGCACAAATTTACAGGGAGGTAAAACCATGAGCATCAAATCTATTATTCGCCGCTGGCTAGGCATCGAAGAGCCAAAGCCGCGCGTATCGGCAGCGCGGGCGTATCAAGCGCCGGTACAATACGCATACAAAGAAACTACACAGCGTTTGCCGTTTAACGGAAATATCGCACAAAAGGAAGCAAGGTTCCGCAAGTACGGGAAGTCGCCAAGCGATATACGACAATTCTACAACGCCTGCGGCGGCTATCCAGTTTTTTCTAAAATCTTGAAGCACGTAGATTCATGGTATACAGTAAACCAACGTACCAATGATACTGCGTACCCGTATGTACTAATTGTGTTCGATAATGACAGCGTATCAAGTAAGGGCAATCCAGAAAGCAGATCTTTCAGGGTTAAAAGCTATGAGGATGGTCATAGATGTGCGCTGCGATTGCTAGATATACATGATTCACAAGAGCGCAAGCGTCAGAACTAATCCGCACAACGCGGAAAATCACCAATAACTAGCAGGGAAGAACCCTGCGATGTAAGGTGAGCGGAAACCCGACCGTACAAAGGTTGGGGAATTGGAACGGGGCCGGGTTGGGAAGCTCGGCCCTATATTTAACAAAGGAGAGAGCAATGTATATACCGCTATTTGAACAGCACCCGAAGTGCATTACGTGCAAAGAATCGCGCGAGCACGATCACGACGCGTACCATATCAATCAGGATCAGGCCGTACATTATTGGTGGTGCGCTCATTTGGATTTTGAAATACACGACCCGCACCAGATGTACTGCAGCGAGTGGGTAGAGATTAAAGGGGGCAAGCATGAAACGCCGCAACTATGACGACGCGCAGCTTGCACGGTTTGCGACCGATACGATAGTGCTTATTCTATTTATCGTACTCCTTAACATCGTGTTAGTATTCGGCATTCTACTCTACTTTCTCTGCTGGCTCGTGGGGTTGATATGAGGATGAAGGAGCACATTATACAGCGCATAAAGATCAACAAGCAAATCGTAGCAATACGTGTTATCATGGTCGCAGACCACGGCGCAAAGTATAGTAAGCAATTCGTTGTAAACGCTCACGTAATGGAATCGGAAGCCCTAAACATGGCCCGCGAATACGTGGTAATGATGCAGACAAAGCCAATATCTATACCGTCAGACGAGCAGGTTATAGCCGTAGCGGAAGATATCGTAAAGACGGAGCGCGTACGACATGCACACAATGAGCAGGTGTATCAATCGGTAGTAAAAGATGTTAGCTTTGTGCTGCGTAGATATGCAACAACACGCGTCTTTGGCTATCTTAATACGTCAGGCGAATGGAGCGAATAAAAAAGCCCGCACATGAGGCAATGCGCGGGCTATCATTCGGGATGTCTTTTGATTGGAAAGACACGGAGGGTAGGCGCAACTTAACAAAAAGATTGGATTATGCAACATGATCCCGAATTCATAGAACACTGTATTAACAGGTTCAACGATCATCAGCTTGTAGAGTGGCATGAACGCGCCGCTATCTACGAATTTGACGCAGGAATGAGCAGAGAAGAAGCGGAGTATAAAGCCGCTATGGATATTTTAACAGAATTAGCGCAAAAGCGCAGGAAAGGGCACAAGTAATGGACGGTTTGAAGATTGCCGGAGAGATTATCTTTATCGGACAGACGCAACAGATAAAGGACACCTTTACAAAGCGTAACTTCGTGGTACAAACCAAGTTAGACCAGTACCCGCAGGAATATGAGCTGCAGCTCACAAAAGACGGATGTAGCCGGTTGGACGAGTTCAAGGTAGGTGATAGCGTTGTAGCATCGATCAATCTACGCGGGCGCGGTTATACCAAGAAAGACGGCTCGCGAGGTTGGTTTACGTCGCTGGACTGTTGGCGATTGGAGAAAGCAACTGGCGGTACGGCATTACCTGAGCAATCAGCGCAGGAATACGTAGACAATCTACCGTTCTAGTATGCGAAGAGCCGCAAAAGTGGACGTGAACCAGACGGAAATAGTAAACTACCTACGTTCCGTTGGAGCATCGGTAGCAATTACTAGCACGATTGGCAAGGGCTTTCCCGATTTGGTTGTAGGATGGAAGGGGCGCAACTACCTTGTCGAAGTAAAGCAGGCAAAGGGCAAACTAACCGAAGACCAATACACCTTTGCAGGGCATTGGAAGGGACAAATAGCGGTCGTACGCTGTGTAAATGATGCTTGCGATTTGCTGGGGATAAACAGACCACGAATTAACATATTGGAGGACGAATGAAGAATGCTATTAGTAAGTATCGCTTTTTTTCTAAAGAAGCATTATGGAGTCAGTCAGCTTGTAAAGAAGCCGATCAAATGGCAGAACGTGCATATAGGCGCGGCGTGTCTCAAACTCTTGCTATGCTTTGTGAGTATGTAGATCGTGGTGTTATATCGTTAGATCGCGATACTATATACCGATTGCATTTACAAGCAGAGGATATAAGGTATAGTAGAAAAAAATTTCCCGGTCTATTACATCAGTTGTTAGAAATAAATATAGACGAAGGAGAAAACGAATGAGCATAGTAGCACCAAAAAAAATACACCACTTAGAAGTAGGCAAAGAATACCCGGCGTTTTATGTGTCGATAATGTTAGAGCGACTTGGCAAAGAGCTACCGGAAGGATATGCGGTGTATACTTTTGAAAATGGTAGAGAGTATATAGACAAAGACGTTACTATTACCAAAAAACGTAGAAAAAGTAAGGAGGCTTAATGAGCGCAGTAGAAAAGGGGCTAGCAGTATGCTTGGTATTGACGGTATCATACATAGCGTTGGAGGTATGGATACATAACCGGAGGGTAGATAATGAGCAATAACATATATCCCAACTGGTTTGACATGACAGCTCGCGACAACTTCTCGCGGTTCTTGCTGCCAGAAGCCGGCAAAGATCACTACAAAGCGTTGCAGATCGGTGCATTCGTAGGCCATGCGAGCCGTTGGCTATGCAAGTACATTCTAACTGGTAAAGGCGCAATGCTTACAGACGTAGATACATGGCAAGGCAGCGACGAGAAGGCGCATCAGGAATGGGATTGGAACGACGTGTACAATTCGTATATCGAGAATCTATACCCCTACCATTTCCGGCGCGTAAATCATTTTCGCATGACGTCAGATATTTTCTTCGAGAACCTATCTAATCTTCAACACCCGCGCGTATATGACTTTGTGTACATCGACGGCGATCACACCGCAGATCAAGTATACCGCGATGGGCTGCGGGCGTGGAAGTATTTGAAGGTGGGCGGCATCCTAGCGTTCGACGATTACGAGTGGCGGGAATCGTTTGACCCGGCGCTATCACCAAAGCAGGGCGTAGATATGTTTCTAGAAGCAACAGACGGAGAATGGGAGATGCTGCACAAGGGGTATCAAGTATGGCTGAGGAAGATCGATTAACTGTTAATGTTCTTTTTTCGCCGCGTATTGAATAACGTGGTAAGTTGCAATACCTGAAATGATTAAAGAAAACGCACATAAAGAATCCCGAATTCGTGAAGACTTTGCCAGTCGAGAGGTTGGCAACGGCACTAATCAGCCGCAGGAAGTCAGCACGGGTTCGGGATCGTTTAGTTATAACATGGATGAAACGTGGATAAAGCTATATCGCCGCGTACAAAAGTCTGATATATGGAATATGAGGGCAGAATACTTCAAGATTTGGTGCTACTTATTGATGTCTGCCAATCATTATCCGACTACTAAAACTGTACGTGGTGTTGATATTGTAATCGATGTTGGAGAGGTTTTTACATCACAAGAGCGTATAGCAATTGACACAAGAACCACAAAACAAGTCGTAAGAGCTTGTCTAAAGTGGTGTTCAGAAAATGCGCTGATTGTGTCCAGAAAGTGTTCAGATGCAACACACATAACTATATGTAAATATAAAGACTTACAAGAAAAGGGTGTTCAGAATGTGCGCAGGTTGTCGCCAGAAAGTGCGCAGAAAGTGCACCTCATAAAGAATAAAGAAGTAAAGAATAAAGAAAGTAAGAATAACAATAACGTTAGTATGTATGCTCCGACCTCTTCGGAGGTCGTAGCCGCCCTTCCGCAAAATGATGGCAATCTTTTCCAGATCACCAAAGAGCAATACGTCCGCTGGCAGGAACTATACCCGGCTGTAAATGTCAAATCTGAACTATCGAAAATTATCGGATGGTTAGAAGCAAACCCGGCTAAGCGTAAAACAGCGCGCGGGATGCTGCGTTTTGTCAATTCTTGGCTATCACGCGAGCAGGACAAAGCACACATGCCCTTATTAGCCCCACAAATGCCCACTAGGGGCTTTCAACCGCCTAACCCTACCGTAACCATACTTCCGGGACTTCCGACGCAAATACGCGATTTACAGAGCAAACAGACGGCAACGCCTGAAGAGGCGCAACATTATCTAGAACTTTTACAACAAAGGACACAGGGGATATGAAACCGAACACCAAAAACCCGGCTATCTTGAACTTGATAGACCAATTTTGCAAGCTCTACGGCTGCGTATGGGACGATCTACTTAGAAAGAGCCGCAAGGATTGGCTAGTAGAGTGCAGATATCTACTTATGTACTTCCTACATCGTAAGTACCTGTTATCGTATGCACTTATATCGCGTCTATTCGGGCTAGACCGTACGACTGTTATGCACGGTATAAACAAGATAGCAGGGCAGATAGAAACGGATCGTAATTTCGCGGAATACATAGAGCGTATGGATTCGCTGCTGGATATTAACTTTGACGTGCAGGTAGAGAGTGTGGAGTAACTTTCCAAAAAATAAACTAGTTATGAATGGAAGAAAATGGGCAGACCAAAGAAGATTTTAGATGAGGATGCTATCTACAAAGCCGGGCAAGTTGGCATGAGCTTTCGTAAACTTGCTAGGGATTTAGGCGTAACGCATCCTACGATTGCCAAGAACTACCGCGAGATATACGAGCAGGGCGAAGCGGACGGCGATCTGGCAATAGCTAATAAGCTGTGGGAGTTAGGCGTAGAGCAAGGCAACGCGCAGGTACTACTGCGTATGGCAGAGCACCGGCTAGGGCTTACGCAAAAGGTGCATCAGACGACTGAAAACAAATCTTTCAATATCGTAATTACAGGCCATGACATCGAAGAACCACAATCGGAAGATATCGGGCCTGCCGGCACAACTCCGCTTCTGGAAGAGTCCGGCGAGGCATAGGGCTTTTATCGGCGGTATCGGTAGTGGTAAGTCCTTTGCCGGATGCGTCGAAGTTATGCGGCAGCCGCCGGGCACGTACGGCACTATCCTAGCGCCAACCTACCCTATGCTGCGGGATGCGACACAGCTAACATTCTTTGATGAGTTCGGCGACGCGATTGTAGAGCATAACAAGAGCGAGGGCGTTACAAAGATGGTAAACGGGACTACTATCTTTTGGCGCTCCGCAGATAAGCCCGATTCGCTACGCGGCCCGAATCTGAATTGGTTCTGGTTAGATGAAGCGGATTATATGGACGGGGCGATATGGGATGTTATGCTAGGTCGTATTCGCCGCGATCCTACAAAGTGCTGGATTACGACATCACCCAACGGCGATACGAATTGGGTATACGAGCGCATATACCAGAAGGCGATGCGCGGCAATCCAGACTACCACGTAGTAAAGGCAAAGACGCGGGATAATATCAACTTGCCTAGTGAGTACGTACGCAACCTAGAAGAAACCTATACGAGCGAATATGCGCGGCAGGAATTGGAAGGGGAGTTCATAGGCCCAATGGGGCGCATTATGCGTAAGGAATGGCTACAATACTCGCTATTGCCGGAAGATGATATATCGTATGTCATTGGCGTAGACTTAGCCGTTGGCATGAAAGGCAACGCAGACGATAGAGCTATTGCCGTGGTTGGCAAACGTGGCGCGACATACTACGTCGCGGATATGATCTTCGGCAAATGGTCGTTTAACGAAACCAAAGAGCGGATTAAACAAACCGCGTACAATTGGAACGCCGTCCGGGTTTGTGTCGAGAACGTCGCATACCAAGAGGTAATGGTACAACAGCTACGCGCCGAAACGATGCTCAATATACAGGGCGTAAACCCGCGCGGACGGAATAAGCTAACCCGCTTTCTACCGATAGCAGGCAAGTACGAACACGGGTACGTGAAGCATGTGAATTCCCTACCTTTGGAATTTACCGAGCAATTGCTTATGTTCGATGGGAAGGATGGGAAGCCCGACGATATGGTCGATGCTCTCATCTACGCAGTAAACGGGCACGAATCTAATACTTACGTTTACGAGCTATAAATGGCAATTAGCGACTACTTCCAAAAGATATTTGGTCGCAACAACATCGGACTCCCAAGCCCTAACGGTACGCAAATCGGGGGCCGAATTGGCTATCCCCAAAAAGCAGGTTATCTAGCAAACGTCGAACATGGCTTTAACCGTAACCCGGTCGTAGCTGCATGTGTCGGCGTATACGCGTCTACGTTGAACGAAGCGCCGTTAGTCGTAGCAAATACCGACGGCGCTCTAAATCCATCACACCCGCTTTCGTTGCTATTTAAGCAACCTAATCCGCGAATGGGACAGGCGGAATTCTGGCAGATCGTATGGACATACCTAGCTATTGGCGGCAACGCTTATATCGTGAAGGTACGTAGCTCGCTCGGCAATGTCGTAGAGCTATATCCATATTCAGACGCTCACTTAGCGCCGTTGTTAAACGATATGGGATGGATTTACGCGTATCGCTACAATAGTGGCAACATCGTACAGGATTGGCCCCTAGATGACGTTATACATATTCAGAATCCGGCGTACCGCGATCCGCTGCAAATGCACAAGGGTGTAAGTCCGATAACGGTGGCGTGGGACA